TGCTTAGCTCCTAGAAACGCCGCGTGGGTCTTGAACGACAGCCTCAACGGAATCATCATTGATAATTCTCATTTCTTGGCCGTGGATTTTGATTCGAGTGCCGGTGTTCGGGCGCACAAGAACAAAATCTCCTACCTTGCACGAAGGCCCACTAGGGAATCGAGCTTTATCTCCGTAGGCATCAGGCCCCATCTTCACAACAAACAGCACAGGGGAAAGAACTTCCTCATAGTGCATGGTTTGTCCAGATTTGATAATGCCGCTTTCGTAGGCATCCTCAATATTTGGAAGAGCGCAGAGCAAGTGATACGACACAGGATCAGGCAGTTGTTTTGCCTTTTCCTCTGCGGCTTGCATTTCTGCATGAATGCGGCTAGGAAGAAAAAGTTCAGTCATCGGATAACTCCATTTTTTTCGCAAGGTCGGTGATTAACGAATGAGCAAGCGAAAGACCCCGGATTTCGCCAGCCATGCTCTTGTACTCAGGGAAATCATGTGCCGCACCTGAGTTAAGCGCGTTTGCAATTAGCTCACGACGCTCTTCCAATTCTTTCAGTACCACGGAAAACGCAGTGGTTGCCATACTTATTCCTTCGGCTGATTGCGCTGATTGGCGCGAAGCATTTGTTGCCTTGTCTTGATGGCGTCAGATTGCAATGTCTGACGCATCTTCTGTTGGTGAACTTGTTCCTTGTGCTGAAGATCCTGCTGCGCACGAATTGCCTTGATGCGCGGGTCTTCGCCTTGTCCTCTTTGTGCTTCCATTGCAAGGCGTTGTTGCTCAAGTTGCAATTTGCCTTGTGCAATCTGGAAATCCATCTGATCGTTCTGAGCCTTGCGTTGCATCTCCGCTTGCTTGAGTTGCAATTCCGCTTGCGCCATTTGGAGTTCAGGATTTTGCGCCTGTTGCTGGGCCTGTTGCTGCGCAGCCATCGCCTGATTTTGAACCATTGTTCTTTGAGCCGCCGCAGCAATCAAAGGCGCAAGAGCCTTTTCATCTTCAGGTGCAATGGGGGAATCGTTGTTTTCATCAAGCGATGGCAGAGGAACGCCAAGATGCATTTCCACTTGCGCTCGATATGCAAACGCGGCATGTTCTGCCAAGTGAGCAGCCAAAGCCGCCATCATTTGCTGCGACATTGGGTTTTGACCAAGGACTGCTGCAATGGTCGGGTCTTGCATGAACGACTGATGCACAGCCATGTGGGCTTGGTGATCTTGATATGCAAATGCCTTGATAGGCTCTGATCGCAAAATTGCCATGTTCTCAGTTACTGGATCACGAGGCTTTTGATCCTCGTCAACCGGGACAAGTTTGTCGGCATTTTTGATTCCAAGCACTTCCAGCATTTGCCGGTGAAGTCGCGGCAAGTCATAAATCTGAGGGGCGCCCTGAGCCAGTTGCAATGCAGCTTGATACTGCATTATACGCTGCGCCATAGTGGCAGCATTTGGATCAGAGACTGGAATGACCTCAACCAAGTCATAGTCTGACTGCTTGACATTCCTATTCCCGCCTTCGGGGGTGTAGGAGTAATCACTGGGCATGAAGTCCCGAATGATTTCCTTCAGGAGCTTGAACTCCATTCTTAGACTTGCATGAACGCGAGCCTGAACCGCGCTCATTGTCTTGAGTTGCCTCTCAAGAATTGCAAGCGTAGTGCCTACAGGAGCCTGTGCGCTCATGTCGCTGATCTTCAAATCAGCAATCGCAGCAAGCCTGCGGCCATCCTCTGTAATTTTGTCCAGCAGCGCCGCAAGAACCTGACTCGGCTCCTTGTACGGCAGGGTCATGATGTTGTCTCGCACACTTCCCGAAGGAATGTCCACATCCCTAAACTCGCCCGGAGCAATGGGAGTGTCGTCGCCCTTGATACGAAGGCCGCGAGATTTCAAGCCGCCAGGCAGGTTAGACAGCGTTCCAGCATCTACCAGTTGGCGAATGATAGAAGTGCCAGCGCGGGCATATCCACCAATTAGGTGAATGTATCCCAAGCCATATGAGCCAAAGCCAGGGATGTAGGTGTACTGAACAAAATGCTGACGCTTGATTTTCTTTTCGTCGTCCTCGTTCCAGTTGCGACGAACAGAAAGAACGGTATCAGTACCGCGCTCAATAGTTACAACGTAAGGAAGCGCAATTCCGTCCTCGTCCTCATCACCGGGCATTTCCCAATCAACGTGAATCTCAAGAACTTGATACCGCTCGTCATCGCTGATTGAGTAGCCCTGATCTTCTGCTTTCTTTTTCTCAATGTCAGACAGAATCCTGCTGGGCTCTCCAAGTTCTACATCACGATAGAAGCCAGCAACTTGCAGCTTCTTGATTTCGTTCTTGGTTTTGCGCATCACATGCGTTGCACGCTCTGCCGTGTAAACATTTGACGCGCCATAGGGGATGATTAGGTCTTCTGCCGGGACAAAAGGCGCAGCCGGTAGGTTGGTGCTCGGGTCCGGGTACAGTTTCTTGAACGCAGAGCCAACAAGACCGAGATTGAACAGCATACGCTCATGTTCTGAGCGATAGTCAACCATCTTTTCGGTAAGCATGTAGTTCATGTCATCACGAACTCGCTCTGCCGACTCTTCTTTCAGCTTGTTAATCGCTCCAATGATCTGAGTTTTAACCGGGCCTTGCGCCGGGAAAGTCTCAGTAATCATTTCTGACTGGAAACGCACCGCAGCTTCGGTTAGTAGCGGAGAAAACACGCCACAAGCCCCACTCCACGGCTCAGTTCTTTCCTCGTACTTCATGCCAAGGACTTCAAGGCCCTTGACGTACATTTCTACCCACTCTTTTCGTGAGTTAATGTCTGCATCTACCAGCGAAATAAGATCATTTGCCAGAGTTTGCAGGTCGCCATCGTCCATGAACTCTGCCAAGTTGGCGTCAAAGTCCTCAGCAGATGGCTCCTCTGGCAAAAGCTCAATCTCAACGCCATCGATCCCGATCTTTACGTTTTCCGGGTCTTCAATTTCAATCTCAATGGCCGGTTCTGCGGTCATCATTGCCATATCCATAGGGACAAGACCAGAATCAATATTTGTTGCCATGTTCAATCCTTAATAGAAGGCCGCTTTGCGTCTGAACGAACGAGTTTCTTCCTTCTCGTCGGTCTGAAGTCGCAGGAATCCACCTTGCCGGAACCTGATTAGTGCCTGGCAAGCGCTGTCAGAAAGATCGTCATGCTCCGCATTCGGGAACGCGGCCATGTTTTCAATGAGTTCTCTAGCCCATCGGGTGTCAGGTGCCCACACTTTACCCGATTGGAACAAATCTGCCACGGAATTCATGCGAACGAACTTGTCATTGCCTCTACTTGGGGTGTATTCAGACACCGGAATGCCTTGAGCCCGCAGTTCAAAAATTAGCGGGGCGCCAGCAGCCTTGGCTTCCACGATAAAAGCATCAGGCTCCCACTCTATATAGTGAGCGCGAGCCTTTTCTTTTAGTTCAGGGAACTCCATGCGCTTTTGAAACGAGTCAAGCAAGATGACGTTTATATCCGTTTCGTCCTCGTTCATGTGAAACACGCCCCATGTAGTACATGCGGAGTAGTCGTTTCTTTCGCCTTTTGTAAAGGCCGTGTCCCAAGACTGGATGATGAACTCACATGGGGGTGGGTCTTCTCGCTCCCAAATTTTCCACCACTCCCGCTTAACAATGGCCCCCTCTTCGGCGGTGGGATTTTGCTGATACTGAGCATTCCACTTAGACGAAGGAAGTTCATCCCTTAGCGCGGACAGTTCTTCAATAGACCAGAACTCGGGCCACAAGGGTTTACCCGAAGGCATGATGGCCGGGAGTTCAATGACTTCCCACTCATTCTCCTTCCCAAGCTCGCCTGCGCCTTTCAAAATCTTGCCTGTTAAATCCAACTTCGACCATCGAGTCATGACGACAATTATGGACCCGCCAGGCTGTAGACGCTGACGAGGCCCGGACGTGTACCACTCATACACGCTATTGAACACCTCTGGATTGCCAGCGGCCAAAGCGGCTTCTTGTTCGGAGTGCGGGTCATCGATGATTAGCAGATCGGCGCCCTTACCAGTCATCGTCCCGCCAACACCAATAGCGAAGTATTCGCCATTCTTATTAGTGGCCCATCTGCCGGCAGACTTTGAATCTTGTCTAAGAGCAACGCCAGGGAACACTTTTGAGTATTCCTCTGAGCCAACCAAGTTACGAACCTGCCGGCCAAAGCTCACAGCAAGATCGGCCGTGTTAGATGACTGGATAACCTTCTTGTCCGGGAACCTGCCCAAGAACCAGCTAGGCAACAGATAAGAAGCAAACTGTGACTTGGTATGCCGAGGGCCAAGATTGATGATTAGCCGCTTCAGTTTTCCTTCGGCAATCTCCTCAAACTTCTTAGCCATCAAAGCATGGTGTCGGCCATGAATGAATCCCGGCCACATCTTCTTGACGTAGGCCATGAAACTCTTCTGGCACTTCTCTCGGTCCAGGGCGTCTTTGTAGTCCTGTACCTGC